AGGATTTGGAACGCTAGAGGGAAAAGTAAAAGTCATTAGTTAAGTAAACCACCAGATCTTCTTTCGTTAATTATTACAGCTTGAACTGCGGAAACAAGCTGTTCTCCAAATTCTCTACCTCTTTCTTCATCACCTTCAACAGACGAACCAGATGCATCTACGTTAACAACTATATTTGTAGAACCCCCAAGAGCATGATTAGGTGTGACTGTACCTGTAACTCCTGGAGTAAACAGTTCTGGCCCACGTTCTCCTACCAAATGAGTTCGTCCAGCTTTAGCTATACCTCCATCTGCTAATCCAAAATTAGGACCTGAGATACCTTTACCTGTAAATGAATCAAAGAAACCTCCTTGTGGACCTTGCATAAATCCACCACCAAACAATCCTGTTATAGCACCTGTCTTTGTGCGTCCTCCTCCCAAAGCTCCCCCCAATAATCCTAATATACCTTGCTGAAACTGGTTTGCTGCCATTCTCGCTGCTGTTTTTATAAAGTGATCTGCCATTGAGTTCAACATATTTCTAAACGCATCTCCAACAGACATAGTACCTTTTATTATTCCTACAAAAGAGTCTTCAAAAGATCTAGCCATAGATTCACTTAATGAAAGAGCTTGAGATATTGGATTCTGAAGCCTTTTCATTTCATCTTGTAGATCTTTTACTTTATCAGTAATAGCAGAAAAAGCTAAAACTCCCGACTCACCAAATTGACCATTAGCTTCATTAACAAGACCAAGTAACTCTCTAACTTCTCTTAATGAATTTGCAAAATCTTCTAATCTTTTATTTCTATTTTTATCAAAGTCTTCTTGAATTTTTTTCGCTCTTGCTTCTCCAAATCTAGCTGCACCTCCTTGTTGTCCCGTAAGTGCATCTTCTGAAGCTTTTAACCTATCAATAAATGTAATTACTTTTGCCTTTGCTATAGCTTCATCATTAGCTGCTTTAGCTTTTGCTTCCGCTAAAGCTAATTCAATAGTAGATTGATCGTTTACTAGATTCTGTTGTAATAATTGCTTTGCGACTTGATTTCCTATTTGTTTTCTTGTATCAAATATTTGTTGAGCCAATACAGCTTGTCTATTTGTTGACGCTAAAGTATCAAGAGCACCAGAATCAGTACCAAAAATACTTACTAAAGATTTAGCTACAGACCCAGAGCCAAATTCTTTAAAAGCACCTAAAGCTGCTGTTGCTTCTTCTTTTGTTATAGAAAGTCTTTTTGCTAATCTATCAACATCAGCAGCTAATATTTGAGTACCTCCGCTTGTAGTTGAAAATTGAACATTTAAAGCAGCTAGAGATTTATTAAACTTTTCATTTTTATCAATAGCAGAACCTAGAGCAGTACCAAGTATTGATAAGGCAAAACCAAATTGTCCTCCAATCAAACCACCTGCTGCACCACCAATTCCACCACCAACCGCTGCTGCACCTGTTTGCCCAAAAAGCAAAGGGAACGCTCCACCAATAATTGCACTGCTTGCTGTACCTCCGATTTTACTAGCTATTCCTTTTCCTATAGACGCTTTACCTGTTTGTTTTTTAGCCCTAGCAAGTCTTAATTCGGCTGCAATTTCATTTCTAATTAATTGAATATTTTGTTTGTTTATTTCAATACCTTTCTTTTTTAAATTTTGTATTGCTTTAAATTCAACTTTTTGTCTTGAATATGCTTTATTTAATCTTTCTTCTTTATCTATTACATCACCTATCGCTCTAAAATATCTTTCTGTGCCTATAGCAACTCTATTTAAATTACCTTTTGCTTGACCTAATACTTTATTTAAATTTTTAAAAGAGTTTGGTATTGTTTTACTTTGTTTATTAGCTAATTGATTTAAAGTTGTAATCTCTTTGCTTAACTTAGTAGTTTCTGCACGAGCAGCTTTTAATTCTTTAGCACCTTTTACAGCAATAGCAATATCAACACTATAATCAGCCACTTAAAAATTAAAATATTTATCTCATTGTACCTCTTTTACCTTTTAAAGCACTACTTC